CGAAGACCGTGGCCATTAGTTGATACTCCATCCCAGTTTCCATTCGCCCTCAGAACCTTCAGGGCATTGATATGATTTTGTTCTTTTCACTCCATTAGTCCACCATCTTCTTCCCAGCGGCTTTTTCATTTGGGCTTCACTTATATTTTTGAGTTTTTGTGCTACGAATGATTCGATTAAGGACGCATCTAAGTATACTCGTTCAACCAGTTCTAATGCTTGTAAGTACGGGTCTAACTCTCTATGTATTGACGCCAACTTCTTGCCTCTCCTTTTTCGGTTAGAACCATAAACGTCCAACCTCTATCATCACAATATTCTTGAGCAGCACGCCACTTGGATAAGTTTGTGCCCCATGTCTTCACTTCTTCGAGATATCTCTTTGTAACCTTAGACTTCTTCTGTGGCGGTACAGATTGATTCATTGGTTTAATCTCAACGATTAGTATATCACTATTTAGCTTTTTTACCCAAAAATCAGGGAAATATCTGTGCTTTCTACCGTCAATCAAACTACGATAAGGCACAACTATTTCTTCTGACGACCATTGAACGATACCAGTGCTCTCATCACATTTTCTCATAAACTTTAGTTCCCACAGACTTCTATAAATAATCTTAGTGTGATCACCCTTATATTTATGAGAATTTGAAGGTCTGAATTTTCCTCGGTATGCCATATTGTTTTCGTTATAAATAGATGTAAATAAGTATTTATAAAGGTCGAACTATGCAGTCACATGTACCTCGCTCACCACAACAGGTTAAGAATAGTCGCAATCAAGAAAAAATAGTCAACACTATTCAGTTTCCTGAAACGTTGGGAAATGTCGGCACGCTTTTATTGTTCAAAAAATATGCTTATGGTGAAAGAGAAACTGGTGGTGCGGGTGGTATTAAAACTGTAAAAGATGCTGGTGCTAGTAGTGCTATAGTTGATTCGATATATTTACCTATGCCAGAACAATTGTTGGATAGCACAAGTTTGAAAATTGCAGGCACAGAATTGGGGGCTGCTGGTAATGCGTTCGCAAAAATATCTAATACATTTGCTCGTGGTGATATCGTTAATAGCATTTCAAATGCACTTAAAAACGTCGATGCCCAAGCTGTCGCTTCAACTATGGTTTCCAAAGCTGCTAAAGAAATTCTCAGTGCAGTGCCTGGGCTTCAAGGCGCACAGCAAGGTATCGAAGCTGGTCTTGGAGCAACGTTTAATCCATATGCAGCATTAACTTTTGAAGGCGTAAATATAAAAACGTACACTTGGAATTGGGTACTATCTCCAAGAACCAAAAAAGAAACGACCACACTGCAAACAATTATTAGAAAATTGAAAATTAATTCTTTACCTAACTATAAAAATTTTGGTAAACTGAAAGGCAGAGCATTTTTAGGATATCCTAACGTATGTTTACCTATAATTACTGGTGTTGATACGTTAGTAATGAAACCTACTATGATATCTAATATCAACGTTGATTATGCTGGTGCTGGCGAACTTGCTTTCTTAGAAGGTGGCAATCCAGCAGCGGTTAAGATTGAAATCACATTACAAGAAATGCAAATCTGGACAAGAGAAGATTATGATGGTAGTAAATTGGCAGATGATGCAAGTATAAAAGTACTGAAGCAACGAGGATAATATGTCAAAATATTTTAGATACTATCCACAAACGCAATACGCTTTTGCTAACGGCAGTTTTACGATTGAGAAATCTGTAAAGAACATCTCTCTTAAAACAGTTCTGAAGGATGGGCTATCGCAGGATGACCCATACGCTTTTCTTCGCTATACGATATCGGAAGATGAGAAAGCAGAAGACATTGCAGACTTCTACTATGACGATCCTGCTATGAGTTGGTTAGTGTATTTTGCTAATGACATTGTTGACCCATACACTCAATGGCCAAAGACATACGAAAACTTCACTGAATATTTCAGAAAGAAGTATGCAAGTCAAGCACTTCCTACAGGCACTGATGCTATCGTATGGGGACAAGATACAACCAGAACAGATAACATCGTTCACTGGAAAAATACTGATGATGAGACGATACTGATTAGCCCAGACTCATATATAAGAGCGCAGACATTTAATGGTGATTTTGTTGCCGGTGACTGGACTGCTGTTCGTCGTTTTGATTATGAAATGGAAGAGAATGAGGAACTAAGAAATATCATTCTTGTGAACTCTTCTTATTCAACCACAGTATTAGAAAATTTAAGAAGTTTGTTAAATGGCTGAAAATACGTTTGACATTGGGTTTGGAGGTATATCAAATGCTACATTATCTCATTATCATAAGAAAAATGCTCCACCATTCAATATAGCAAATTATATCACAGAATTGTCTTTTTCAGAGTCGATTGATAGTCCTGCTTTGATGGGTCAAATGAAGTTGTTAGATTCTTCTGGGTTAATTGATAATTTTCCCATAATAGGAGAAGAGATATTCAATCTTACTTATGTTGATTTTTTTGGCAATGAGATATCTCAAGAATTTTTAATTTACAGTGTAAGCGATGCTGTACCTGGAGAACAGCAAAATTTTATGTACTACACTTTGAATTTTGTGTCCGCACATCATTTTTTAGATGTAAGCAGAAAAGTTCAGAAAAGTTATCAAAATCTAACTGTCAAAGAAATAATTCAATTAATATTTGATGAATATTTAGTTGATGAGACAAGATTTCCAAATTCAAATAACGAAATTGAAATCGAAGATACTGCCGGAATACAAACAATTGTTATACCTTCTTTGCGTCCTATTGAGGCTATCAATTTTCTATCAAGAAGATCATTTTCTGATGTTAATAAAAGTTCTAACTATCACTTCTATCAGACACGAGAAAAATTTAAAATGAAAACTCATGAGCAAATGATAAAAGATGGTAGACCAAAAGCAATTGAATATACCTATAATCCAGCATTGCTCGCAAGCGAAATTTCAGATAGAGATGATGGTATGAATAATTTATTAAAGTTGGAAATACCTAATAGATTAAATACTATAAGAGAAATTGCCTCTGGCGCCATGATAACTGATGTTGTCGAAATAGATATTCTAAACAAACAAATGATACATAATCCATACACATACAAAGATACGTTTCAAGATTATACTCATAATGAAAAATCTGTTAGATTTCCACATACTAATAAATTTAGACAAGATTTTTTTGAAGCTGATGGTATGTCAAAATCGCATTTGGTCTTTGTAGATTCTGAAAGACCAAATCAAAGATATATTGATATAATTGCACCAAGAACGTCCAATCTCTACTATCACAGTGAATTTACATTAAGTGTGGAGATTTACGGTAGAAACGATCTTTTTGCTGGAGATGTTATCAAATTGGGTATATTTGAGTTCGAAGAATCTAGTAGTAAACAACCAGAACTAAATAAAAGTTTTTCTGGATATTGGTTAGTTAATTCTATTGATCATACTATTGAAATTGATAAAACATACAAATGTAAATTAAAATTATCAAAAGATTTGGCTCATGGAGATAATTCCGGGGTTTCAACAATTGCTGAATTGACATCGGAGTTTGAGGGATAATGGCTGAAAATGGTTTTAGAAATTTATTATGGTTTATGGGCGTCGTAGAAGACCGTAGAGACCCAAGAAAGATGGGTCGTCTTCGTATTCGCTGCTTTGACATTCACCCAGATAGCAAAGAAGATGTGCCTACAGAAACTCTACCTTGGGCAATACCTGTTATTGGTTCGTATGACTTTAACTATAAACCACCGATTGAAGGGTCGTGGGTATTTGGATTCTTTCTAGATGGCGACGATGCTCAACATCCAATGGTTCTTGGTGTGATGCCTGGTATGCCTACAACATTTCATAATTCTACTCAGGGATTCAATGGTAAGAGCGATATCAATCCTAAACCTGATGATGCATACAATCCAGATGTGAATAGACTTGCAAGAGGGGAAGAGCCAGGAGAAACTCATTTGGCTGTTCAACATGTTACACTAGAAGATATTGAACCCAAGCCACCATACAATGCTCAATATCCATATAATAAAGTACAAGAAACAGAATCTGGTCATGTGTTTGAAATGGATGACTCACCGGCATCTGAAAGAATAAATATTCGACATAGAAAAGGTACATACCTTGAAGTTGGGCCTACTGGCACACAAACAAACAAGATTGTTGGTGATGGTGTAACAATCATTGAGAGAAACGGCAAAGTATTGATAAAGGGAGCCTCTGATGTTACTATCAGAGGCACGTCTAATATTAAAGTTGAATCTGATTGTAACTTAACAGTCGATGGTACAATGACAACGAATGTGCATGGCGATTATAGATTGAATGTTGGTGGTGGCATCTATATGAATTCTGGCGATATTTTCTCACAGAAGAGTTCTTCTATAAAACAAGAAGCATATCTTGATAGTTATAACCTATTTGCTAGACAGCACATCGTTTCGCAATCAGAAGTAGGTAATATTCATATCTATGCCAACACAGGATTTATTTCTGCATATGCAAATACAGATGTGAGAATTGAAAATGGTGGTAACACATATTTCAACACAACGGGTAAATATAATATTAAGTCTGCTGATAACATCGCTATTGATGGTACTAAGATTGATTTGAATACCAGTGGAGCAGTTGAAGTTGATCCAGGATATACAGTATATGTGAGAGGTACGCTAACAGATTTTGTTAGCCCATCTGGTAAGGCACAGCATTCTAAAGATACAATACGAACAGGTCTTGGTAAGCCTATTGACCGAAAGTTCCCATTCGAAACTGTATATGATGAAGAAACATACTCATCAATTATTGACCCACCGGACACGGGTCATTCTGATGTTGATGAAGGAGCATAAGATATGTCAGACGGTTTAATTTCACAATATATGGAATTTTTACAGACAAGCGAACTTGTTAATAATCTGGGTACGGGCCAAACTGAGTCTGCTTTAGATAAATTTAAAGCTATTGTTCAAACAACAGCGTTTCCTTTAGACAAAATGTCTACTCTAAAGGAAAAAATGCAAACTACGATAAAGAATCTTCCTGTTAATGAAGCAAGTAGTCTATCTGTACTATCTGATTCATTATCAAAGGCATCTAATCAAGATATATCTGCTATTCTGTTTCAATCTGGTATCAATCCAGATACGTTTTCAGTAGAAACTTTTGGGCTTGACGTTGCCTCTTTGACTGATTTTCAAAGCAGTATGATGGGATTCAATGCAACATTAAATGGTGGTTGCGATGCTCTGTTAGCATTAGAAAATCTTGTTACTGACATAGGCAATGAAATAGACTTAGATAATATATTTCAACCAATATCTGAATATATAAAAGATTTGGCAAAGAGCGTAGAAGATGCTGTTAAAGTTGTTGAAGAACAATTTGAACAATTAGCAGATTTAAAATTTGATGATATAATCAATCAAATAGAATCAGCGGCTGAAGATGTAGTATCCGCAATAGCAACTGACGTAGAAGCATTGATAAGTGGTGCGGAAGCATTAGCATTATCTATTCAAGCTGATATTGAATCAATCGATTTGACTAGTTTTTTCGAAGGTATTGAAGCAGAAGCAAAGGCAATTGCAGACGCATTTGAATCTTCCATTGAAAAAATTCTAGAGGATGTGCAAGAAGAGTTGATTGGTTTCAAGGACTCTATTGAGGCTTGTTTAAAGCATAATGCAATGGTAAACGAAGTTAAAATTAAAAACTATCAAGATGGTCTTGAGGGTCTCCCAAAAGCAGCGCCAGAAGTTTCTATTCGATCACTTGCGAAAGTGCAAACTGCTCTGAATGGACAATTAAACGAAGCGAAAGGTGTTATTTCTACTGAAAATCAAAAAATTGTAAAAGCCATGACAGCGGCAATTGCGAGTAGTAGTTCAAGAAACAATCCAAATGCCAACCCTAATGAAGTAAGAGCGGCAACAGCAAGAAGTGTTTCTACTGCACAGAGAAGGCGGGATGAAGAAACTGATAAAGTGGTAGAAAATGCTGGAGCAAAAGTTAAACAAGCACCCAAAAAAATAGCAGACCTTACTAGAGGTGCTGCTGGTAATGTATTAGATAGTAATCTCGGAGGTAGACCTATTGCCAAAAAAGAGATTTTAATTGGGAAAGCTGGCCAATACATTCATGAAAATAGCATTTATCCAGAAGAATTTTTCAGTAAAAGTGCTTTTGCTTCTGGTAATGCTGCTTATATAAAAGGGCTTCATCCTATCGTAAGAGATAGAGTTGCGAGAGCGGTAAGAGACCTTGTTCTTGAAAATCAAGATGTGGGTGGTAAGAAATTCGACATAAAAATTATAAGCGGTGTGAGAGATAGTGAGAGACAAAGGCGACTTAGAGCATCAGGAAATTCTCTGGCAGCAAAAGATAGTTGGCATGAACATGGTGCCGCCATTGATATGAATATATTTATTGACGGCGTACCATACCTTGTTTGGAAAAATTTCAATCTCAAAATCCCAAATTACGATAATATTGAAAAATATTATACTGGACTTTCAAGAAAATATTTTGCAAGATATAATATGTTCAATAGACTTGATGGTACATGGGGTAGAAGTAAAATTATGGACCCAAATCATTTTATTCCAACAGAACTTTGGGGTAAATCAATAGCAAGTCTAAAGTCCGTACTGTACCTTTCCAGTGGTTCGATAAACAAAAATGGGTTAGATAGATTACTTGCAGTCCATGAATACCCAGAATAATAAGTATAAATAAAAAGAAAACTGGAGATTGCTTCA